TATTCCACTTGTTTTCAAGTCTGAGGATGAAAAACCCGCTTGTTTTAACCCTGATCTACTGATTCGTTTTGTCGACTTATCAGAGGAACTATACGGAAAACGTCAAATACCCAATGTTTTGCAACGGGGTAGTCAATCTTCTATTGTCTCTTTCCCTCAGATGGACGATGCATTTATCGGGGTTATCATGCCAACCCGTGAATTTTCACCCGCCAAAGTGCCTGAATGGTGCTATTTGCCCTCAGTGAAACCCGTAGAAGCCACTGAAACCGCTTAATTTCAGACTGCAAAGCCTCTTTTTAGGGGTTTTGTGGCCTGTAATTCGCAGGTTTTCAATATTCAATAGGTGTAAATATCATGTCAATGACAAAACGTGAAAAACAGCGCATTACAGCGCAAGAAAATACTCTCATGAGCTTAGGTTTTACAGCAACTCAAGCCGATAAACTTCGCAAAATTAGCATGACATTGCAAAGATGGCATGAGCTTGAATGCGGTATCGATGGCGGTTGCATAGAACGGGATGAAGCTGGCAAACCATTCTGGCGTAGCGAATACTCAGGCAAACTTTCACCCATTGCCGATCGTGAAAAGGGCGCAAAGATGCGCTTAGATAAAATTATTGAATCAAGAAACCTCAGTGAATGGGCATTTTTGGGCTGGCCTATGTCACAAGTTGCAATAACACCATATATCCAAGGTGACCCTAGGGGCGCAGCACTCTATTTAATCCGTCCTGATGACGTTCCAGAGGGTAAAAGTGTCGATTCTTACTATTCCCGTGGTGTTTGTGTTTATTAAGGGGCTTCGATGATCTATGCAATCTTTGCCCTGATTCTACGAATACTTACAAAACGATAAACCCAGAACCCGCCCTAAAAAGCGGGTTTTTTTACGTCTGGCATAGTTGGTATTGACAAGCACTCAAAAACGCCTAGAACGGGCTTTTAGTGCCTTTGGTGGGCGTTTCTTCGCACAATCTTCGGATAGTTTCATTCAATGCGTCTATTTCATCCATCTTATTGATAGCCCATGCTCTCTTTTGACCATGCCATCCTAGAACTGGGTTTCTATGGCAATCGACACAAAGGGCTATGCAAGTGTACTGAAGCCCTTGTTTGTAGTGGTGGGCTTCGCTTGGGCCTTGTGCCTGGCAAACGCTACATGGTAGGTTTTTAACCCTTGCAAGGTGCAATCTTTCTTTAGCGTTCAGTTTGTTGTTCATTGAGTGGCTTTTACTTCTATGCGGGCTGAGTACTGCTCTGTTCTCCAAACCTCAATTCTTGCCTGTGCTGCGGTCATCATCCATCGATACTTTTCCTCGATCTCTACAGCCTCTCTAATGCCCTCTAAGATGCCTACATAGTCCTCATGTGCATAGGCATAGGTTTCTTGTTTACCCAAAACCTCAGTTCCCGCTTGACTCATGAGCTGAGCCTTACGTGATTTCCTGAATTCCTCTAAGTACATTCGAGTCGCCTTGGCCTTACTGTAGAGAGGTGCTGTATCGATCAGAAATTGTATGGCCTTGTGAGGGTTGTCACTCATGTTCTTTCCCTTATTGCGTCCATGTGAACATAACCAGTTGAAGCATCTAGAATTTCGATTATTTCATTGCGCTCATGCTGTGCTACTAGCTTGGCAAATTTAAATAAACAATCATCAGGTTCGTGCGCTTCAATCCACCAAACACCCGAACTAAAATTTTTACTTGTGTTTAACCAAGTTACTAAGTCTGCTTTTTTAGCCATCTCAATGATTTCATCTTGTGTCATGTTATCTCCACTACTAAGTTTCCGTTTGACTTAATGTAGTCTTTGGTTTTCTTAATGTATTTCTCAAATTCTGACCTTGAAATGCTTGATTGTTGTAAATCAGCATATTCGATTAACTCTCTAACCGCTTGAATTCCAACTCCACTCAATCCCATGCTCATGGTCTTTTGGTAGCGTTCTGCTGCCTGATGGAGGGCTTCCTGAGCCTTTTGGCAAACAGGCATAACCTCATCTTTTCCGATGTTGTGCCTAGCCATCGTTTCGCTTAGGTTTAAAACGTCAACAAGGGTTCTCCAATCATGAATAGTCCCTTGTCCTTTGGTCATGGCTTCTAATGCTGAGTATTCCATCATTCTGAGTTTGTCCAGTTTGTCTCTGTGAGTGATTGAAGCGCCAATTACCGCATGAGAAATTGGATCAATAAGCGCCCATACCTGACGTTTAACTTTTTTCCTCATACTGGTTCAAATTTGTAGTTCTGCTTGTGTTCGTGAAATCTCATTGCCGCCTCGATGTCAAGTTCAGCATACGATTCTTCTGACATACATCCCACAATATCACGACCCTCAAACCAAACTTCTTTGACTGATTCGTTATAAGTTGACTTGTCATCGTCTATTTCGTACTCATAGACTACTGTGACGATCTCACCAGCTTGACCGATTGTTGTATCAAATTCCCATGTGTGTTCCATCATTGACTCCTGTTTAAAACTGTTAATTTACTCTTGTTTATCAATAAAACCATTAGGACTTACCCTTAGATCAAGTCTTCTCTAACCATAACTTCTACTGCACCGATCTCTGACCAAACCTTCGTAACGTGTAAATTTACTACTTGTTTGTCATCTAAGTAAACGTGACCATTCATTGCATCTAAGAAACACTTGGCACAATTATCAATGTCTGGCTTCTTCAATGGCTTGGTTATTCCTTCTAAGGCATCCTTGCGCTTCTGTTTGCTGAATGACTTGGGTATCTCCATCCGAATGTAGATTGCGACTGTTACAGGAGTTTCTAGGGGCGGTGAAGCACCCATTGCAGCTCTAGCCATGTATCTAATTTCATCCTCATAGGTCTTTGTCTTCTCAGGGGTGTAAGCATGAGTAAATGCTCCTTTTCTGGCAAACCTTGGGCGACCTTTGCCTTGTGGTTCTCCGTAAACTGTATACATCACAACAAAAGTCATTGTTTATTCCTTAGTTTGTTCATGCGGTCTCTCAAATCCAAAGTAGCGGACTCGCCTCTGATTCGTTCCAAGTCCACGCACACACCCTGCCACCAGAGTAACGCTTTGCTTGAGCCAATCATCGATTTCTTCTCCATGTATCTTCTCAACCACTCTTGGGCTTCTGAGTTCTTGAAGTGCTCTAATTCTGCTGGAGTCATTTATAGGCCAATTAAAAGTCATGTTTCACCTACATATTCGTGGCAATAACATATTCTGTTTCTATGTTTTTCAATTAATTCTTTAGCAAAAAATGAATTTTCTTTTTTCATTTGTCGTTCATATTGTTTGCTTCGATCTTCCATGTTATGAGTAGTAGGTTTCCATTTAAATGATTGGTTACGATATTCACCCATTCGAGTATGTGAAGTTTTAGAAAAATATCTTCTACCCCATTGTTTAAACATTTCACCAATGGCATCTGAAACTTTTACTCCAATGCCAAGACCTTGAAAATCAGGAAGTATGACTGTCCTATGCTCTCTCCATGCTAGTTTTACTGTTCCAGAGGGATAAGAGATAGCTGAGGTAAATCCAATAATCGTTCCCTCCCAAACAACGAGCCAACACCATGCACTTTTATTGATACTTGCTGAGAGATAGTGATGCTTAGAAAAGATTGTCCATGCCTCGGTTGCACAAGGTAATATTTCCAATTGAATTTCTGGCCGAACTGACCCCCTTCCGACAGTAAGTCGGTTTGTTGTTGTGTCAAAAACCCAATCTGGTTGCAGCCACTCAATAATGTCGTAATGGCAAGATGCAAAAACTATATTTTGTAAATTTTCTTTTCTAATATATTTTTGAATTGCATTAGAACAAGACTTAGCTACATTCCTATCAACGACAGAAGTAAACTCATCAATAATTGCATTGTCTTTTAATTGAATAGCTAAGTCTGCCCTAAACTTTTCGCCATTCGATAAAACATGATATGGCTTTAACCAAGATGGAATACTGTTTAAGCCAACAGCATTTAGTTTTTGTTGTGCTTCTTCAGAACTTGTAAAGTGACTACAAATTGCCTTGTTTCCATTCCAATCAAAATTTTTAATTTCACCTATTTGGTTAAGTAGAGAACTTTTACCACTACCTGATGCGCCAACAATTAAACCTATTTGAAACTTCTCAGGCATATCAAAAGATGGAACAGTAAACTTTGTTTCACCATCAAACTGAAAATCAAAAGATTGTGAACAGTATTTCGTAATCTCATCTTGAATAATTTGTGACTTTAAAACTTTCATACTTTTCTCCGCAACTCAGCCATCTTTGCCAATACCTCAAATGGTATGGGTGCTGCTTTTTTATCATCTTCTTTTAATTTCAACAATGTTGGATCAGGTAAATTGGATGGCGCAACAGTTATCCTTCCAATGTCGGCAGGGTTTAATTTTGGTGCGTTAGTGTTTCTCACCCAATTACGCCATGTAGCAAACCAATCTAGCTTCACACCTTTCTGACCAGCTTGGGCAATCCAATAATCCTTAAATTGGTCAAAGGTTCTTGTTGGGTGTAGTTCTGGTCTTGTCTCTTTGCAAAACTGCTCCCATTCAATTGGAAAACTAAAATCAGAAGCGAGGCGTTTGCCGAGTGTCTTCTTATCTTGGTTAATGGTTATTGGTTTATGGTTAGTGGTTAATGGTGCATCGTCACCCGATCGTGTAGACATGATGGGTACATCATTAGCCCTTAATGTACCTATATAAACATCTATGGACGATGTTAAATAGTGAGTTACAAAGTCTTCTTTATTGACAAGATGCTTTATAGATGGGTTGTCTCTGATAAACGCACCATAAGCAGAAACTGCTTGATGTTTGCGAAATTCTGCTATTTCTTTGTCAGCACGAACATTGATAAACCCATTTTCTGTGGACAAAAAGAACTCATTAAGGACTGTCAAAACATCCTCTTCATGATCTCTCATGCCAATATGTCTGGCAGCATCTCGATGCTTTATTGGTTGTTCGTGTAGGAAATAGAAGTCAAGCAACCGCCTGTAAGCCAAATCTTCGTAGTGTGAAAGATGGCGTGTGTGACTCATATAGTCACCAATATGGAACTTGTAGAAGTGCATAATTACCGCTTTTTTTAACCACCCTTAAAGGAATTGCCAGCAGGAGAAGGGCTAACTCTTTTCGGTACGCTCATGACTTCGTACCTAGCTGGATTCCATAATAACAAAATTATTCTACCTTGTAAACAATCTGTTCACATCAATAGGTCTGTTTAAATGATTCTCAAGAGTCCTGGCAAGCAAAGCCGTGACTGTTGCAGAGAAATCCTCTGGTTCGTTTACATAAGCGCCAGCCATTGTCTGAGCGTACTCAAGCAATGTTTCAGCACAAGTTTGTTCAATTTGTTCGATGTTCATACGCAAATAGTAGTGTTGTTTTTATGCAAGTCAATTAGGGTTTGTACTAGTATGAAATGATAAAAACCTGTGGCACATTATGGATGTGGGCAGTAAATAACCCACATTTTTAATAAATCAACAGGAGTGAATATGAAAACAGAAGTACCAACAGCTTTTCCTTGGAGTCATGGTGATTTAACGTGTACAGGAATGACCTTGCGTGACTACTTTGCGGCTAAGGCTATGTACTCATTGGTAATTCAGGACGCAATTCTTCATAATGAAGATTGTGAATTTTCAACCATTTATGAAATTGCTGAATCAGCTTATCACCAAGCCGATGCCATGCTGAAAGCAAGGGGCAAATGATGCC